AGAACATCAGCATCATCGATCTTTACTAGAGTTGCCGATGACAACGATGTAACAGAACAAGACGTTCTCGACGCGTATGTACAAGCTAATGAGGCTAGAAGACGGCACCAGGGTGAATTGAAAGTTCAGATCGACAAGGCTATGGCAGCAGGCATGAGCCGAGGAGAAGTTTTTCAAGCTTTTAAACAAACGGGTGTCACTAGAAAAGAACTAAGAAACATTTTAAATAATCGTTTTGATCCCATCAAGGTTAGCCGGAGCTTGATACGAGAAGTCGCCCGAGAGGTAAACGTCAAGAGAGAAAATCGTATTCTTAAACGTGTACCCACTCAAGCTATTAATGCGGTTCGCCGCACCTATATCAACACTCCTATTATTACGACAGAATCAGAAACAAATATCGCGCCACCAGTACAATCTGGTTTTGTTCCCATACTTTCCAACAGACCAACCCAACCTGTCGCGACCACACCAGCACCTCAACCTGCTGAATCCTTCCTTGATCGAGCAACAGGCGGGATCACAGACATGGCAGGGGACACGTTCCAGAGGATACAATCCATAGCGCCCACGATACTGGGTGGAGATATTGCGACGCAGTCTGCTAACACAGAGATACTACGCCGCAGTCAGCAAGGTCAGTGATCGGCAGGGGTTGTTGTTACCCCTACACCTCCGAACAAACGAACTAGCTCATCTGCGCTTGTCTCCATGTCGTTAAAGATTTCTTGATCGTCTACCATCGCAGCGATAGATAGCGCGTCTCCAATGAAATCCATCAGCGCCAAAACCTGCATCGGGTGCATTTGGCGTAAGCCAAGTGTCTTCATGTTCTTCTCAATCATTCTATTTCTCCCCAATCATCCTTAATATCTACATCGATTTTTGATGGGACCTTGAGCGGAATCCCTGTTTCCATAATCTCCTTTATTCTAGCAGTCTGCTCTGGACTATCTATGTTGAAGCATAACTCGTCATGAACCGTGAGCATAGGAGTAAGACCCTCCTTGTAGCAATCAAGCATCGCTTGTTTGGTTTGGTCGGCTGCTGATCCTTGGATCAAACGGTTGAGTGCCTTGTATGTAAACGCTCGTTTAATGGCTGACCCATACTCTTTGTGAGCGGCGTCGTGGGCCATAGGCTTGCCTACTCCAAACTTCTTGGGCTCCCACATAGGAAACCTACACTTACGTCCCAGAAGGGTGCGTATGTGCCCGTTCTCGTCGGCTCTCTTGGTCGCCATATCGGCAAGCTGCTTAACAAACGGAACCTTATTGCGGTGCCTATAGATCAAATCCTTGGCGTCATCCGGAGGGATGCCTAGCTGGTCGGCAAGCTTTGCTACACCCATGCCGTACATGATCCCCAGGTTCACGGTCTTAGCTTGCTTACGCGTGATCCCTGCAAGGTCTGCAACCATCTGGTGTAGATCAACGTCGCCGCTGTTGAACTCCTCTACTACATCATCGACCACATGGCTCCGCATTGCGGAAGGAACGCTTGCTGCAAAGTGTACCAAGAGCCGCGGTTCTTGGCTTGAGTAGTCAAACGATCCCCACTTCATTCCATCCTCTGGAATAAACAAACCTCGGATCATCTTCTTGATGTCTGGATCCCGAGCGGGGATCTGCTGTAGGTTGGGGTTAGATGAAGAGAACCGCCCTGTTACCGTACCGCCCTCGTCCCTACGTGTAGAGTGGAGCTCTGTGTGGATGCGTCCGTTGTGCTCGTGCCGTAAGATGCTGTCGATAAACGTAGCGTCTGCCTTATCAAACTCCCGCAGCTTAACCAGCGTCTGGCATATCTCAGCGGGGTGATCATTGAGCCAAGCCTTTGTAAAGGACGGAGCGTCTCCAGAGCGGCTGACTTCTTTTTCCTCAATCGTGCCGTTCTCTAGTTTTACGTCTTCAGTCTGTATCTTGAGCGGTGTTCTTGGGTACTCCATGCCCAGCTTGTCAAACATTTTAGCTATGGATGCAGAGGCCCAGATGTCCACCTCCATCCCTGCTTCTTTCTCTATCTTACCGCGCAATAAATTGGACTGCTTGCGGATCAGCTTCTTGTTCTTCTCTGCTTTGTCCAGGTCAACACGTACACCGTTGGTCCGCATGTCCAACATGCAGGGTATCAACCCGTTCTCAATGTCCCATATGTGCCAGAGTTCTTCCTCATCGAGCCTTACCTTCAGCGCATCCCACAACTTGAGTGTAGCAACAGCGTCCTGTTCGGCGTATGCCCCAACGTACTTAGGTGGAAGCTTGTACATTCCAGACTTAGGGTCAACGCCCCAGTCCTTCGCAGCGGCTTGCAGGAGCCTCTCGTTCTTACGCATGGAAACAAAGTCACGAGCCATCGCATCAAGGCCAAAGGACCAGCGGTTCTCGTCCACCAGTGCGCCTGAGATCATCGTGTCAATGATCCGACCCTTGACCTCTATGCCCTCGGCTCTCAGCCAGCCAGCGTCGTAGGTTGCGTTGTGCATAATTACGTTCATCTCAGGTACAGACAACTGCTTCTTGAGCCAGCGCATGGTGAACTTTGGATCTAGGTTGTGTGAGTTCTCGTGTCGGATAGGAAAGTACCCCTGGTATTCCCCCGCTGCCACAGCAATCCCTATTATGTGACCGTCCTTACGGGCCCACCCAGGCCCGAGGGTTTTGATGTTAGGGTCGTAGGTCTCCAGATCAACGGCGACTTCTCTGTATCCGGTTAGGTCTGGGTATTCTGTTGGGATGTTCCAGTCTTGATCTATTAGATCCAGTTCGTTCTTGATCTGGTGATGCAGGGCGCTGCCAAATAAATTACTTTGCATTCTTCGCTCTCAGTCTATTCAAGATTTCATTGTGCCGTGGAAGTAATAGAGACGGAGGGTTATCCTGCTTGTCGTTATGCTCTGCTCCCAAGGCACTATACCCACACTTATCCACCCACGAATCCTGATGATCGATGTTCTCAACGAGCCTCGCGCTCTTTACCCAGTCCATCATCAACGCAACATGCGACGGGGTCAGGTGACCGTGGCTCTTTAATGCGCCGCTGATAATAATATTCCAGCCTGAAGCGATGCGGCTGTGGTTATCGTATGCATCTCCGTAGTCCTGGGCCCTCTGCCCGTTGATCAACTCTTTGGCTGTGTCTAAGACTTCATCACGTTTCATAGCGTGTACCTGTATTTGTTGTTGCTCTGTAGAATGTACAACGTGTGCCGTGCTCTGGTTATCCCAACATAGAACGCTCGATGCTCATCGTCTGGATGGTCACTGTTCACACACGCTGCGGTGGACGCCGTATATACGACGCAGTTATCATCTTCCCCGCCCTTCATAGCATGGAAGGTAGACAGTTTGATACGTGGCTCTGATAGTAGATCGTCTCCTCTTCGCATCATAGCCGCAATATACTCTTTCTCGGCCTTGCCAATCCGCAACACCTCCGACGCAGACTGATCTGCCCCGACCAACAAGCCATGTTCTTTTTGCAGTTGCTCCATGGTGAGCTCCGAATCAGGAGCTAATGTATCTAACATCTGTGTGGATCCCCGCTTAACAACAGCGTTCTGCCCCTGCTTTGGGACAGATGAGTAGAAGTCCTTGATCCTTTGTAACGACACCGTCTTGTCAGCGCAAAGATCCTGCCAAGTAAATATGTTTGAAACCAAGGTAGCCGACACACTAGGCCGTCCCTTGATTGAATACTTAAACCCTAGTTTCTTTATGTGCTCTGCCAAGTCAATGACATAGCTGTTGGTCCGAGCCATGATGGTCCACGATCCCTCGTACAAGGGGATATCATCCAAGTGATAGACAAACTCCACCACCCCCTCCTCGTCCCTGGGCTCAAACTCTTTCTCGTGCCGTTCGGATATACGTTCGGATATGTCGTTCGCCAAACGATGCACGGCCTTGGGAATACGGTAGGATTTCTCCAGAACTTTTACCTTATCCGTACTCTTGTTAAACAGTTCGACCTCTACACCTGTCCACCTGTGGATAGCTTGGTCATCATCTCCCGCAATAAAAACCTGATCGGCATTGTCCGCTATCTTCTCAGCCATCTGCCATTGCAGCGGAGTAAAGTCTTGAGCCTCGTCGATAAACATGAAGTCCAAGTTCGGCACCTCTCCCAACGGTATGTACTTCTCAATCATATCCAC